AGAAGAAATAACCCGATGGTTTCAAGGCCGTGATGACCTTGTTGTAGCTCTGATATGTGGCAAGTTTATTGTTGTTGATGCCGATACACCAGAAGCTGTCAATTGGGCAGAAACCAATTTACCGAACACACCTTGCAAGGTTGCAACAGGTAAGGGTATGCACTATTACTATAACAACCCTGAAAACTTTACTACCTATGTAGCAAGAAGAACCGATACATCAGATCCAGCCAAACTTATTGATATAAGGGGAGAGGGTGGCTTGATTATTGCACCATATAATATTCATGCGACTGGTGCGATATACGAGCCGAAGTTTATAGAAGAGTGGGATTGGTACGATACAAATGATTTGCCTGATCTAACCAAAGAACATTGGGTGATGATTACAGGTGTAGATAAGATAAACACCAAAGCCATATCCCAACCTTTTGAACTAACAGGGGTAGTTCAAGGTAGCCGTAATGACAACGCGGCAAGATTGGCTGGCAACTTAATAGCCAAAGGCGTATCTATAGAAATGGTTGAGTTCTTCGTACAATCTTGGAATACGCAAAACAAACCACCTTTACCTAGATCGGAGATATCAACTACAGTAAACTCAATACAAAAGACACACGATAGAAAGAATCAACAAGCGCCAGCTTTCATACAACGCACCTACAACGTGAAAGAACCAATAGACCTCTACGAACCACCAGGCATACTTAAAGATGTATACGAGTATTCTGAGGAGATAGCGCAGATACAACAACCGTCCTTATCTTTACAGACTTCACTTGCTTTAGGTTCGGTAGCACTTGGTCGTATGTATAAAACAGATATGAACAACTTCTCGTCTTTGTTCTTTATGTGTATTGCAAAATCAGGACAAGGAAAAGAAAACGTCAAGACAGTTATAGAAACCATATTAGAAGGGGCGGGCTTTGAAGATTTAATGGCGGGGGATGGTTATACGTCTAGTGGCGCGGTATACAGTTTACTGCGTCACAAACCTACACACGTGACCGTTATGGACGAATTTGGTAAAAGGCTAGAGTCCATATCTAAATCAACCAATTCAAACAAAGAGGACGCTATACAGGTGCTTATGGAGGCTTGGGGGCGTTGTCACGGCACGTTAAGGCCAGATAACTATTCTATGATGACCTTTACCCAAAAACAGCAACAGGAGGCTTTAGATCGCCATACAATCAAACCAGCGATTACTTTGGTAGGTATGTCAGTACCTAGAAACTTTTATGGCGCTTTATCAACAGGACGTATAGTTGATGGATTCTTAAACAGGTTCATCGTAGTTGAATCTAAACTACCCAGAACGGTAGGGAGAATGGTCCCTTATATAGAACCATCTTACAAAGTATGTGAATGGTTGAGACAAGTTAGAGCGCCTATGAACGATATGGAGGAGATAGCAAGAGACAATGCAGAGATGAATCTCAGTCAAAGAGTAATTGGATTTGATGACGATTCAAAGGCGCTTTTGAATAAGCTTGCACATGATCTTGTAGAGCAACAAAACAAATTAGAAAAAGACGGACTGGAAGTTTTACTATCCAGGACAAGAGAGAAGGCGATGCGCTTGGCTTTGATATGCCAACTAGCAGATAGGCCTAACTCAAAAAAGATTACAGGGGATATGACTAAGTGGGCAATAGACTACGTTTATTACTACGATCAGTTGATGGTGGCTACATGTGAGGACAAGGTAGCTGGCTCAGAAATGGAAAGTCGTATCAAACAAGTATTAAGCTTTATCAGAACCCAGGGGGAAATGGGTATAAGCAAAAGAGATATTGACCGTAAGGAAATATTTAGATCAATGAAGTCTTTTGAAGTAAAAGAAATAATCAACAGAC